TGTTGTTTATGTAGGTCGTGACCTTGTTGTTCTGTTAATACTCTTTTAAATTTCTTTACTTCCATAAATTTTATTTAAGGTTTGTAATATAAAATCTGATATGTTTGCTTCTTTTAATTCTTCCTTGGTATAAGTTTTTTCCATACCTGTTTTACATAGTTTTTTAAATAATTGCCTATTTTGTTTTGTATAATACAATAGTGTACCTGTAATTTCTGTATCATCTACAGGTTCGTTGTTAGGTTCAAATTCATATTCAAATAATTTCATAATTCTATATTTATATAATAACTATCTAAATCTGTTTCTTCAGTTTCAAAATAATCGTGGTATATTTTCATAGCATACCTTACCTTATCCCTTCCGCTATTTATGAAATCTTTACTAACAGGTTGACTTAACCCTATATCGCAAGATGATTTATCTATCACTAAAAACCTAAAGTTGGGGTTATTAAATATTTCTGTATATAAATACGCTTGTACGTCATAGTGATACCAATACGCAGCTTTTTCAAACTTCTTAATATCGCTAGTTGTTTTAAGGTCTAATATATAATTTTCGTGTAACGCATCGGCTTTTGCTCTAAATGGTTTTTCTTGTACTAAACCAACTCCTGGATATTCCATTTTACAGCCTTTTAATATTTGCATAGCAGGTTCGTTACGGAATACTGCATCGGCTAAACGTTCAGCGTCTTGTTTTTCTTTTATAGTATAAACCTCTCCGTGTTCTTCTAGAGCTAATTTATATTTCTTGGTGTTTTTACTTTGTACGTCTACAAATATTTGTTTATGGAAATACTCTGGCGTTAGTACTAATAAGTGTAATAAATAACCATCTCTGAGGGCTTGTGAACTTTTATCATTTTTAGCATAAGTCATTACGTTATGATAAGTTTTAGGTGATTCTAATAATAATTTTATACTACTACTACTAAATGCGAACTTGTGCATAAAGCCATAGTAAAAGTCATCATCTAACATTTTAGACAATAGTTCTGTTTGGTTATAATATTTGCCGTCTAATAATTTTATTTCACTCATAAGTTATATCTAAGTCTAAAGGTGCGCCACAATCATACCCTTCACAATTTATATTATGTGGGTGGTTTAAATGTCCGCAAAAGTTACATTCAACATATTTCATAATACTTCATCTGTTTTATTATATACTAGTTTTATAGTTATATCTCCGCCATCGTAAGTATATATTTTATCTACTAAGGTAAATTCAAATATGAAACTAAACAAGTCAACGTTAATTTTACTACCGAACTCTGGCACAGTATCACAATCTAACCACAATACGTTTATAGTGTCGAGTAATTTATTGCCTACGTCGCTATCTCTTTCCTCGCCTAGTATCTCTGTTAAAATGTTTATCTTCATATTTTTTTAATTTTAATGCTAATTCGTTTTTTTGTTTTAACGACTCGTCTCGTTGTAATTTATATTTAACTAAACTTTTCATAGCTAAATCCCTATCGCGTTTTAATTCTATAATATGCCATTGAATATCTAAAAACGCTTCAATAACTTTTTTTAATTCGTTATTATTTTTAGCTTTTTTATTCCAATTATTTAATACTTCCAGCACTGTTGATATATTCATATCGCACTCATACTCTTTTATATAATCTAATTTTTTATATGCTTCTATTAAATCCTGCTTCATTATTAATATAACTTGCTAAACTTTCTTCTAATAAATATACTTCTTTTTCTTTTTTCTTTTTTGTCCACAGTGTAGTGTCAGGGCAATTTAGCTTATCTACTTCAGGCAGCTTAATTCTATTTAACCAAAATATATACATTCCTTGAGGGTCAAATACTAAATACAACTTATGTACGTTATCAGGCAAAGCCATAAGGTTTGCATATTTACTTTTTTCTAACATTTTAGTTTTATAGTATTTATACCTAAATTTCATTTCTATAACACATTCTTTTTTTTTGGGCGTTAATCCTTTAGCATCGAAATATTCATACTCACCTCCACACCAAGTTAGATTCCAGTTATCTAAATTTAATATTTCTACTACTGACTGTTCCCATTTATGTACTTCCTTTATATCCATTTTTGTAAACAACGTTAAGTTCGTCTACAAACTGTTGTATTCTACCGATGATATGTTCACCCCTACAAGTGCATAAACTTTCTAGTGGGTGATTAAAATACTTAGCGTGCAAACTTTCGATTAATTTTAATTCGTGTTTTGCTATTGTGTTGTTTTTTACGCCTTTAAACTTTGACCATTGATCATAGTCGTGTTTAATCATTTGTATCATCTTTTTATTTTTATATTATTTAATTTTTCTTTACGTTTATCGCAGCCGCAATCTTTATAGCCGAATAATTTAGCCACCCACGTTGCAAACCTTTTACCATAACCAAATGTAATTATGTTAATTATTTTTTCTGTCAAATCCCCTAAGCCAATCATAATTTTTTATTTTATTTTCTATATGTTTTTTTACTTTTCTATAAGTATTCCAAAGCGATACATAACTTATATTAGTTTCCCTGCTTAATACTGAAATTTTTTTCCCTGCGCTTACTAACTGAAAAACACTTTTATCATACCAAGTAAGGTCGTCTAATAGTTTATTAAATTTTTCATCGAATATATTATAATCAATATGCGAAGGCGCTTTTGCTACTTCTTCAATATCACGAAGCTGACCATAATCATTTTTCATAAATTTTACATCTACTACTTTGCTTTTTTGTTCTTTAATTTTTAAATGCAAATATAAATGACGTAATATTTTATACACATACCAATAATTAATATCATCTTTATATGTCAGGTCTTTACCTTTTTTTGTCATTTCGTCTATTTTTAAATACGCTTCTTGCACTATATCTTCAGCAGTTACCCTATTACATCCAAAAGATACCACGACCCTAATCCAATCATTATGTTTTTTATATGCTTTTTCAAGAATCACGTTTTTCTACTAAATGTAGTAAATTTTTACCATTCAAACTAAAACCTACATTATTACTAATTGATTTAAACTCAATAGGGTTTTCTAATGGAGTAGGTCTGCCGCCACTGTCTATTTCTTTTATTTTAATTACCGCTAAATAAGTACTAGTCCAAAACTCTGGGTGGTTAGTGTACCTGTGTAATATTAAAAAGTTATCAGATTTATTTAAAAACTTTCCACCACCTTCTGCTGAACCTGCACTGGGAGGTGTAATGTAATTTGCAAAAGGGTGGTTCATAGGGTGCCTGTGCCTTAAGGCTTCTGTTACTGCGTGAGTAACTAAATATATAGAACATTTATTTTTTCTACAAAATAATCGCATATCACTTACTACTGCATAATCATATTCGTGCGCACCGTGTGATTTCATTGTTTCTTTATCTCGTAGTAAACTATTATAAGGGTCTATCATTAAAGCTGAATAATCAAATGTTTGTTTTACTTCTTGGGCTTTAGCTAATAATTCGCTTGCAGTAAAAACTTCATCTATATTTATATATTTAAAATGTTCATCTACCCATTTTAATTCTTTTTTCCAAACGTCGTTAGATATTTTATTAAATGGTAAACCTGTTCTAAATTCTACAAGTTTTTTACTTATGCTTGTAGCTTCGTTTTCTGCGCTATAAATTAAATATTTTAAACCATAGCGTACAGCGTACAATAATAAAAGGAAAAGTAAAGTTGTAGTTTTACCAGTTGATGCGTGACCAAGAACAATATTAAACGATCCAAACTTAAAACGCCAATATTCATCTATTTCTTTTACACCTAAGGCTAAACCTTCTTTAACCTTACCATCCCTTATATCTTGTAGTTTATCAACTTGCGTTTTATACGTAACTAAATTAGAATGGTAAGCCGTCGTCTTCATCTTCTCTATCAGGGCTGTGTTGGCTTGACGTTATTTCTTTTTTGTACGACAGGTCGTCTAGTTTTCCGTATAAATTACCAGCTTTACTTGTTTTTACAGTAATATCTAGCTTGTTATTGTTTTGTTTTAGGTGTTCTTTTACCTTATCTAATTCAACATAATTTCTAAGTTGATCTAAATTTATTTGCACTTTAAAATCTATATATTTTTGGGTGCCTTTTTTATAATATATTCCGTGAGTAAAATCAGGATTTATTTCCTTGTTCATTGTTTTGCGGTTTTGATGTTAATAAATTGTAATATGCTATTGTTACTTGCCCAATAGAACTTAATAATTGGCTTTGCGCTGCTGCTTGTTTTTGCTGCGTTTCTTCAGCCGATTTACCTTTTAGCTTTAAAGTACTTTGCCAAGCATCGCTAGTAACTGTTTCAAAACCAAGTTTTGATGCTACTGAAAGCGCAATACTTTCTTGTTGTGTTAACTTTTGTTCTGTTTTAGGTAATTTAAGGTTATCTGTTTTTTCCATATCTAATGTACCAAATTGTCTTATTTTGTTAAACATTTCTTTTTCGGTAAGCAAGTACACTACTTCATTACCTGTGCTATAAGGAAACGCTCTTTGTAGGTTTGCCTTAGTTGATTTAATATTAAATACAGGTGCGTGACCATTAGCCATATGCACTGTGTATTCGGTTCTTACAATTTTATCAGCACCTTCCCAATCTTTACCTTGGTCGATAGCTTTTATAGTAGATTTGTATTCTACTTTGTCGGTTATTACTTTAGTTTGTGACATAATTATTTATTATTTGTTTCTGTAA